AGTGTGATGCTATTAGTGTCGTTAATGGACAAGCAGCTTACACATTACAAGTAAGCTCAACAAATGTAGTTCCTGAAAGTGCAAATCATATGTTGGTTTCACTTAATGGAGTTTTACAAGCACCAGTAACTTCATTTACAGTATCAAGTTCAACACTTACTTTTGCATCAAACTTAGCAACTGGCGATGTTATAGATTTTGTAATTTTGTTAGGTAATGTTTTGGACATCGGTGTTCCTTCAGACGATAGTGTAACTTTAGCAAAGATGGCTAGTGGAACTGATGGAAATATAATTAGTTATGATGCTTCTGGAGATCCTGTCGCAATCGCAACAGGAAATGATGGGCAAGTATTAACAAGTGCTGGTGCTGGTGCACCTCCAGCTTTTGAAACTCTTTCTGCTGGGAAGATTCTTCAGGTAGTTGAAGGAACTCATGCAACAGCAGTTTCAACAACAAGCACATCTTATGTAACAACTGGTCTTGATGTAGCAATAACTTGTTCAGCAACATCTAGTAAAGTTTTAATTATTTGTACATTTCCTGGTCAACAATCTGGTAGCGATGCGCCAGCAAGATTTACTATTTATAAAGCTAGTGCAGATTTAGATAGTACAGGAAATGGATTTGGAATTACAAGAGCTAATGTTGCTAACATATTTGCATCAATAGCAATGACAGTTGTTAATAGTCCATCATCAACATCAGAATTAACTTATACGGCATATATGAAAGTTGGGAGTGGTACAGGAACTTCTTGTACTGGTAATTCTCCAGGCAGAATAATTGCAATGGAAATAGGAGCATAATATGATTTGTGAAGCAATTTTAAAAATAAAATCAGACGCACAAGTTTCAGTTTCAGGAAGTAATATAGACACTTGCACTATAACTTGGCATGATGGAAATCCAACTTCAATTACTAAAGATCAAATTAAAGCTAAAATTAATGAAACTGCTTATATGGATAAAAGAGCAAAAGAATATCCAACTATTGAAGATCAATTAGACGACATCTATCACAATGGAATAGATGGTTGGAAAGCTACTATTAAAGCAACTAAAGATAAATATCCAAAGGAGACTGAATAATGTCAATAGTTACGATTAATAACAGAAGTATAAACAGAAGTGATACAGCTAGTGCAGACCAAGTTTGGACAGCTACTTCTGCAACTGCTTCAGATTTTCAAGCGGCAGTTGGTGGAAAAGTTTTGCAATGCATTACTGCAACAGATGTAACTGTAAGGTCAACCACATCTACATCTTTTGTAACAGGCTCAAACACTTTATCTGTAGACATAACACCATCAGCAACATCAAGTAAAATTTTAGTTTTTGTTTCTACGACTGTGAGCACTACTGGCGGAACTCCAGGCGAATATACTATTTATAGAGATAGTACCAATTTATCAACAGCAACTAGTAGTACAGGTTTTTTAGCAGTAACACAGGAGAATATAGTCAGCAATCTTGGACTTCATGTACTTGATAGTCCAAGTTCAACATCAGAATTAACTTATCAACCTTATATGAGTGTAGGTGGTTCTGGAACAGTTTATATGGGTTCAGATAGTTATAACGATGCAATGTCAACAATAACTTGTATGGAAATAGGAGCATAATATGATTTGTGAAGCAATTTTAAAAATAAAATCAGACGCACAAGTTTCAGTTTCAGGAACAGATATAGATACTTGTACTATAACTTGGCATGATGGAAATCCAACTTCAATTACTAAAGATCAAATTAAAGCTAAAATTAATGAAACTGCTTATATGGATAAAAGAGCAAAAGAATATCCAACTATCGTAGATCAATTAGATGACATTTATCACAATGGAATTGATGCTTGGAAAGCTACTATTAAAGTAACTAAAGACAAATATCCAAAAGAATAATATGATGATTTTTTATGTTACAAAAATTAAGATTTCAACCAGGATTTAATAAACAAGTTACTGCAACTGGCGGCGAAGGCCAATGGGTGAGCGGGGACTATGTGCGTTTTAGATATGGATCACCTGAAAAAGTAGGTGGTTGGGCCCAGTTAGGAGATATAACTCTAACTGGCAGAACAACTGCTATGCACCATTTTGTTAATGCATCTGGTATTAAGTATTCAGCATTAGGCACAAACAGAATATTATATGTATATTCTGGAGGAGCTTTCTATGACATTACTCCTATTAAAGCTACAACAACATTAACAAGTGCTTTTACAACAACACAAAGCGATGCAACTGTTACACTAACTTTTTCATCTGATCACAATATTAAAAAATACGATATTATTTATTTAGATAACTTTACTGAAATTACTAATTCTGATTTTAGTTCTGGCAATTTTGATGATAAAACTTTTATGGTAACATCAATTCCAACTTCTACCACAATTACTATTGAAATGAGTTCAGCTGAATCTGGATCAGGAGCAAGTACTTCTGGTGGAATAAGAGTTCAACATTATTATTCAATTGGTCCTGCAGTTGAGGCGTCAGCCGCTGGTTGGGGATTAGGATTATGGGGCGGTACTGTAGCTGGAGAAGTTTTTGATACTTTAGATGGAGCATTGACTTCAGGTTCATCAAGTATTGTATTAGATGATTCAACAGGTTTTCCTGCATCAGGATCAGTTTTAATAGATGATGAAAGAATTGCTTATACAACAAACACTACTGGTACAGGAACTTTATCGGGTTTAACTAGAGGATCAGATAACACGACAGCAGCATCACACTCTGATGCAGCAACCGTAACTGATGCTTCAGAGTATACTAAATGGGGTGCCTCACAAACGGGTGATATTATTACAGCTCCAGGACTTTGGTCCTTGGACAATTATGGAAATAAATTGATTGCAACTATCATAGATAGTGCAACTTTTGAATGGGATTCAAATGCAACTGGTGCAACAGGAACTAGAGCAACTATCATTGCCAATGCACCAACATCAGCAGTACAAACTTTAGTATCTACACCTGATAGACACTTAGTATTCTTTGGAACAGAAACAACTATTGGTACAACATCTACTCAAGATGATATGTATATTAGATGGTCAGATCAAGAGAGCATCGATGCTACAACTTCTTATGCACCTTCAGCAACCAATACCGCTGGTACACAGAGACTGGCCGACGGAACACGGATCGTTGGAGCTATAAGAGGTCGGGATGCAATCTATGTTTGGACTGATACATCCTTATTCATTATGAGATTCGTTGGTTCACCTTTTACTTTTTCATTTCAACAAGTTGGAACTAACTGTGGATTAATTGGAAAACATGCAGCCGTTGAGGTTGATGGTTCTGCTTACTGGATGTCAGAAAATGGTTTCTTTAGATACACTGGTAAACTAGAATCTTTAGCATGTTTAGTTGAAGATTATGTTTATGATGATATTAATACAGTTCCTAAAAATCATATATATGCAGGATTAAATAACCTATTTGGTGAAGTAACTTGGTTCTATCCAGGAAGTGGTGCTGCATCTAATAATAGATCAGTAACTTATAACTTTATGGATTCAACACCAGAGCGACCTGTATGGACTACAAGTTCACTTGCTAGATCATCTTGGTTTGATTCATCTATATTTGGAAAACCACATGGAACTGAATATGATTCATCTGCTACAAGTGATTCAACAGTTGGTAATACAGATGGTGTTACAACTTACTTTGAACACGAAACAGGACAAGATCAAATTAAAGCAGGAGCAAGAACTGGTATTTCAGCAAGTATTCAATCTGGAGATTTTGATATAGCAGCTACACAAGGTGGAGCAGATTTAAGAGGTGATGGTGATTATATGATGAAAATTAGAAGAGTACTTCCAGACTTTTTATCTCAAACTGGAGATGCAAGAGTTACATTAAACTTAAAAAATTATCCAACAGATGCAGAAGCAAGTTCATCACTTGGACCTTTCACATCTACAACAAGTTCGACTAAAATAGATACGCGTGCAAGAGCTAGAGCTATCGCTTTAAAAGTAGATAACACTAGTATTAAACAACACTGGAAGCTTGGAACTTTTAGATTAGATATACAAGCGGACGGGAGACGGTAATGGCTATTAATCCTTTTAGTGGATCATCTTTTGATACATATTCTCAAGCACGTACAAATTTATATGAAAATTCTCCTAGTAAATTTCATTATGATATAGATGTTAATAAGGCAGCTGGAGAT